GGCAGAGCTTTTCACGCTGACTTTCGCCCAGCAGGAGAAAACCTCGTCCCACTTGGAAGTATGGTTTCCGATTTCATCTACCACGGTGCGATGCTCCAGAATGGCGATACGCTGATTCAGTTTATCAAAATCCATTACACCACACCCTCTCGCTGTGCAAACAGAATGGAACGCAGGCTCATGGTAAGACCATGATAGTCGGGCTTGCTTCTGTTTTCATACAGATAACCGAGTGCAAACAATACCGCTGTTCTCGTCACATCTTCAAAACAAGTGAATTTTTCCTCATCCATTCTGCCCACGTCCTTGACCAGTGATTTTGCCGTATCGAGCAGTTGGAGGATGAGCTTGTCATCCTCCTCATGGTCGACACGAAGATAATTTTTGGCTTCGTTAAGGGTAATCATGCTATCACGCCTTTTTGATTGTAAGAGTTTTTACGGCCTCGGGCAGAATCAGCTTGCCGTCCACACGCTGTGATGCAAGAAAACCGACCTGTCCGTTCATAGCGAAAAGCTCATTCAGACGCTTAAGAGAACGTCCCTGTCTGTCAGCCACCCAGTAATAGGAATAGTCGCCGAATGCAATTGCCTTTGCACCTGCCGCAATGGTAGGAGCGTAGACAGAAGTCACATAGGGACGGTTCAGGATGGTGTCGGGAAGACCAGCGGAAACAGCCGGAGACCAGATATACTGACCGTTATTGTCCTTTACCTTACGCAGTGCCTTCACCGTCTGCTCATTGAGAATCCACACCGCCTTTTTGCGGTAAGGACTCTTGAGAGAGTAAAACAGTTCAATGACGTCATCAAAAGTGATGGTCGCCCCCGTTGTGGTTGCACCGTTTTCAGCACCGCCTGTTGCAGCGAAAATGCCGGTAGGCTTGCCCTTACCGTCACCGATGAGGAACGCCTCTTCCTCCTTTGTGCCGATTCTACGTGCAAATTCCTTTGCAATATAGGATGGCAGGTCAAACACGCTGTCATTGAGAAGCTCCTCAGAGATCTTAATCGCAGTACCGACCTTGTAAGCGGAAAGTGCAATCTGACCGAAAGCGTCATCAGAAAGGGTGTAAGCCTCTTCCTCCTCCATCCAGCACGCCTCGCCCTTCTGCGTAATCACGGGGATTTTGCGGTCTCCACTTGATGTCTGAATTTTCGTTGCAAGAGGACGGAATACATTTTCCTCTTCAAGTGCGGAGATGAGCTTCTTTTCGAACTCATCCGGCACAAGATAGCCGCCTTCGGTATCTTCGCCAATCTGCAGAGCATTTCTCACATCGGCAAAATTACGGTTGCGAATGCTGTTCCAGAAAGCAGTACGATATGCATCAGATGCAATGCCGGTCTTGGTATCACTGTGAGTGGATGCGTTCGGCTTGTTCTGAATCGGCGTAGAAGTAGGCTTGTTCATTTCTGCCTCAATCTGATCCTGTCGTTCCAGCCGCTGGATTTCCTTGCCGTATGCCACGATCTGCTGCTCCATGGCATCGTATGTCTTGCTGTCCTCTTCCGAAAGCAGACCGCTTTCATTTCGCTTGGAATCCAAAAAGTCACGGGCAGTATCCCATGCCTTGCTTCTTTTTTCTCTCAGTTCCTGAATTGTCATAGTATCAGTCCTCCTGTATTTTTAATATTTCAAAAGCTCCAGCCGCTTGTCCAATTGGTTGATCGGCGTGCCTTTGGATGCAGTTGCAGAAATCTTCTGCAGAAAAGAATCCAGCGTTTTGGATGGTGTGTACAGCATGGATGCTGTGCTTTCTTTCTTTTTTTCATCTGGATCTGTTTTTTCTGGTTCTTCTTCTGGAACAAACGGATTCTTTTTAGAAAAGAGAATGCCGTCTACAAATCCCAGCTGCAATGCTTTTTCTGCATTCATCCACGTTTCTTCATCCATCAGCCTTGCGATCTTATTGCGGCTGAGATGCGATTTTTCTGCATAAGCATTGATAATGGATTCCTTGACTTCATCCAGAAGTGCGATTGCTTTCTCCATATCTGCCTTGTTGCCCATGGCACAGGTCATCGGATTGTGGCACATCAGCATTCCGGTCGGTGAAATCAAGGTTTTTTCTCCAGCCATCGCCACCACAGAAGCCGCAGAAGCGGCAATGCCGTCAATCTTGACCGTAACCTTGCCCGGATGGTTTCGGAGCATGGTATAGATCTGACTGGCAGCAAACACATCGCCGCCCGGCGAGTTGATAAAGACGGTCACATCACCGCTGTGTTTTTGCAGTTCCGAGCGGAACATGGCAGGGGTGATGTCATTTTCAAACCATGTACTCTCCGCAATCGCACCGTACAAATACATCTCCGATGCACCGGTTTCTTCGTTGCGTACCCAGTTCCAGAAACGATTATTCTTCATGGGTCGTTTCCTCCTTTTCATTTTTCTTTGCAAATGCACCTGCATCAGCAAGTTTGGTGAAGCTGCCATTTACGAGGTACAGATTGCCGCCCAGTTCTTCCGGCACCAGATTCATATCCTCCAGTTCCCGAATGTCATTGGTGGACATCCAGCCGTTCTGTCTTGCGGTAGCATAGCCCTGCATTCTGGAAGCATAGTCACCACGCAAAAGCCCCTCTACATTGAATTTGATGAAATACTTGCCTTTCTCTGAATCAGAAAGCAGATCTTTCATCATACCTTGCTCCCAGCGAACGATCCACGGGTCGAGACTGTATTTCACGAAATCCAATGATAGATGTTCCACATTGGAAAATGTGGCATGGTCTAAATCACCGATCATGTGGAGCGGCACTCGATACAGTCGGGCAATTTCCTCAACCTGAAACTTTCTGGTTTCCAAAAACTGTGCTTCATTGTTGGGGATGGAGATCGGTGTATACTTCATGCCCTCTTCTAAAATTGCCGTATGATGCGAGTTGGAACCGCCGTAGGCACGCTGCCAAGCATCCCGCACACGCTCTGGATTTTTAATGACACCCGGATGTTCCAATACACCGGATGGACTGGCACCGTTGGCGAAAAAGGTAGAACCATAGTCTTCACAGGCAAGGGAAATGCCGATTGCATTCTTTGCAAGAGCAATCGGTGAATATCCCACCAAACCGTCATACCCAAGTCCGGGAATATGCAGCACATCTTCTGCCTGCAGGACAATATCGCCCTGCTGTTTCAGGTTTGGATTGGCTTCATCGTAGCGGCTGTAGATGTAGACCAGACGATTTCTCTGGTCACGGTCTACTCTGACCTTATCCGGCATCAGCGGATACAGCCCCAATACATCTCCACGACCATTTCGGATAATCTGTGCATAGGCATTGCCGTAAATCAGCAGATGGGACATCAAAGTTTCCCGGAATACGAAGGATGTCATTTCGGGATTCGGCTGGTCATGCAGCAAAAAATAAAGCGGATGCCGTGGCACTCGCTCTTTTCCGTTTTCGGTATATTGGTAAACGTGTAATGGCAGCTGGGCAATCGCTTCTGACAGAACCCGTACACAGGCATACACCACCGTGTGCTGCATAGCGGTGCGGTCATTGACTCGCTTACCACTATTGGAACGTCCGAAGAAGTAACTGTAGCTGGGACTGTCGTAGCTGTTTTTCGGGTGATCTCGTCCCCGAAAAAATCCTCTCAAAATACGCATAATTCCTCACTCCTTACAAAATCAACATATCTCTTTCGTCATAAACACTTGTTTCATCCCCAGTACATCCACAGCGAATTGCACGGTCAAGAGCCATAATCATGGCAACCGCACCGTCAATCTTCTCTGTGGATTTTTCTTTGTCCGGCTTGATATTTCCGGCAGGATCTCGCTTGATGAAGATGTTGTCCATCATCCAACGAAGAACCGGCTGACCACCATGTGCTATTTTTTTCTCCAATGTCAATTTCATTAGTTCTTTTGTTGGCGGTGACATATCCTTATATCCCTGCCCAAACTGTACTAAGGTAAATCCCAAATCTTCTAAGTTTTGCGACATCTGCACCGCACCCCAACGGTCAAAAGCAATTTCTTTGATATGGAATTTCTGCCCCAATTCCTCGATGAAGTTTTCGATAAAACCATAGTGAACCACATTTCCCTCAGTGGTTTTCAGGTAACCCTGCCGTTCCCACACATCATATGGAACGTGGTCACGCCTTACTCTGAGTGGCAGAGTTTCTTCAGGGAGCCAGAAGTAAGGCAAAACAGAATATATCTCATCATCCTCAGTAGGTGGAAAGACAAGGACAAAAGCCGTAATATCTGTAGTACTGGAAAGGTCAAGTCCACCGTAGCAGATTCTTCCACGAAGGAATTCTGGAATTACAGGAGCATTACAAGCATCCCATTTTTCCATTGGCATCCATCGAACAGACTGTTTTACCCACTGATTCAAACGCAGTTGTCGGAATGCGTTCTCTTCACCCGGATTTTGTCTGGCAGAATTGCAAGCAGCTTCAACTTTATCCATTCCGACAGTAATGCCAAGAGAGGGATTTGCTTTTTTCCAAACTTCTGGAGAAGTCCAGTCTTCAGATTCATCTGCACCGTAAATCACAGGATAGAATGTTGGATCGATTTTTCTGCTTTCCAAAATATCTTTTGCCTTTTGATGCGTTTCATAACAAATAGAATGCGTGTCCGTCCCAGCCGTGGTGATGAGAAAATACAAAGGCTGCATTCTCGCATCACCGGAACCTTTGGTCATGACATCAAACAGCTTTCGGTTCGGCTGCGTATGCAGTTCATCAAACACCACTCCGTGGATGTTGAAACCATGCTTGGAATATGCCTCTGCCGAAAGCACCTGATAGAAGCTGTTGGTCGGAATATACACGATACGCTTTTGTGAGGTCAGGATCTTCACTCGCTTGGAAAGGGCGGGACACATTCGCACCATATCCGCTGCTACATCAAATACAATGGCAGCCTGTTGGCGGTCGGCAGCACAGCCGTAAACTTCGGCACGTTCTTCGCCATCACCGCAAGTAAGCAGCAGAGCAACTGCAGCAGCGAGTTCTGATTTGCCTTGCTTTTTCGGAATTTCTACGTAAGCCGTATTAAATTGACGATAGCCATTCGGTTTCAGCACACCAAATACATCTCGTATAATCCGTTCTTGCCAATCAATCAGTTCAAACTTTTTTCCTGCCCATGTACCTTTTGTATGACACAGGCATTCGATAAAATTCACGGCATAATCTGCCGCTTTTTTATTATAATGCGAATCTTCCGCCATAAATTTTGTGGGTTTATAGCCTTTCAGTTTTCGCATTCTCTCACCTCACAACAAAAAAGACCTGCCGAAGCAAGTCTTTGAAAATCATGGTCATGGCGTGCAGATGTGACCTGTTTGCCATGTTTGGTACGACCGCCAGAGCCTTTCGGCTCCGGCTTTTGGGATTTATAACTTCAAGAACAGCCCCGCACAGTTCGCCTGTGTGGGGCTTGGTTTTGACTTTGGGCAGTTTTTCGGCAAGTGCTCTGAAAGCCCACACAGGGCAAACAGGGCGGTTACATGGGGAACTTTCGGTGCATTACAGACAGGATTTTCTCCCGTTCCTCCGTGGAAACGCCGATGCTTTCCAGTGCCTGCCGAATGCCGCAGTCCGGGCAAATGGGCGTTTGGTTGTCCGTTCTGGAAAGTGCCGGCATACCGGAGTAGGGCTTTCCGCAGAGTGGGCAGACTGCCGAAACTGACTTATCCGTTTTCATGGTGGTACACCTCCCGTTCGCTGATGTCCATGGCTTTCCGCAGGTGTTTCAGGTCAAAGCCGAACTGGCGGTATCCGTCCACACAGGTGCGGATGTAGGCAGAAGTCGGAATACCCAGTTTCCGTTCCTCGTGCATGATGTACACAAAGGCGGTCAGCTTTTTTCCGGTTTCTGCAAGGGGAAGTTCCAGTTCCGTTTTGTAGTAGAAATGGGGATACCCCTCATAGCGGTCAAGGGCAAGTTCATCTCGTTCTGACACCGACCACACTGCCGCCGGAACGGTACAGTCCTGCTTGGGTTCGATGGTCAGATAGGAGCCGGTCTTGCTGCCTTTGAACAGCAGCTGGTAATTTGGAATCTCCGCAGTTCCCACAATTTTGGCATCCGGGCAGCGGAACTGCATCTGTTTCACGTTCAGATTGCTGCCATAGGCAAGGTAAAACTTTTTCATGCAATCAAATCCTTTCTGAAAGGGATACCCTTTCACCACCATAAGACCGTCGAAGCGGTCTGGTGTAGCTGGTAGCAAAAGGCTGTCCCTTTATCTGCCGAACCGGAAAGCGGCATCGCCATCAAGGTTCTTGGTAAGGAACGTTCTGGCGGTGGCGAACTCCTCGCCGACCAGTCCCAGCCGAATCAGCCATGTTCGCATGGCGAATTTCGGGTTTTCCGTTTGTTGTGGTTTCGGGCTGGCGGTTCGCAGTCCCTTTGCCATTTCGGAAAGGGCAAGGCAAAGTTGTATGTAGCTTTTCAGCTGTCCGGCATGGAGTCCGTTTTTCTTTTCAGCTGTAGGCTTGTCAAACTGGAACAACCGGAATTCGATTGTTCCCTTTGTAAAGGTGGCATGGAAGTTCAGCATATGGTATCGGCTGTCGTTGTAGTGCTGATTTCTGCCGTAATTTGCACCATTCGCCGTATACCAGATGTCTGCGAACTGTGCCATGTTGGTGGGCTTTTTCCGGTTCAGCTGTTCGATGAATTGGGGATTGACCGTTCTGCAATATCGGTTCATTCTGCCTTGGTCGATTTTCAGGGCATCTGCAATCAGCCGTTCGTGGCTCGCCATAAGGTTGGCGAGGTTTCGCAGGGTTTGTGGTGTGTGTCCGTTGGCACCGATGTGAATGTGTACTCCGGCTCCGATGCCTGCATGGCTGATTGCTCCGGCTTTGCGAAGCTTTCTGACCAGTTCCTGCAAGGTTTCAATGTCCTCGTATTTCAGAATCGGCGTGACCAGTTCGCACTTTTCGGCATCGCATCCTGCAATGC